CGGTGAAACAACAAAGATCCGCGCAGATGGCATCGACTACATCGTTGTCACATCGAACAACGGCTACGATCTGACGCTGAACTTTGTCCAGGTTGATGATGCCTTCAAGGTCAAAGCTCTCGGCGAGGTCGTCGATGAGAGCACCGGCATTCAGTACGAAAACGCCGACGCAGAGCCGGTTCCGTTCGCACTTGTCGGAGAGTTCAAGGGTGATCGTGAGAACATCCGCTTCATCTACTACAACGTCACAGCGTCCCGTCCGAACCAGAACGGCGACAACAAGGAGAACATGAAAGAGCCGGACGAAGAAAGTCTGACAGCATCAGCTTCACCGCTGCCGGTTACGATCAACGGCGAAGACGTCAATGTTGTCCGCGGTGGCATTAAGAAATCAGCCAATGCCACAACCTGGGAGAAGTTCCTGACAGAGGTCGTGCTTCCGGCTGGAACAGCAACCCAGAGCCAGGGACCCGGTGACGGTAACACTGGCGACGGAGAATAATCCGTGGGAAAGCTTGAGAAAACCATCGAAGTCGGGGAAGGAAGGAGCGTGACGTTCAGAGCGTCCGCTCTTTCGCCTCAGGCTTATCGGAAACTCTTCAACCGGGATTTTTTCAAGGATCTGGAGAAACTTGCGGATCTGGAAGAAATCAGCTCACAAGTGGAGAAAGCGGCAGGCGAAGAAGAAAGCAACAGCTATGCTGCCGCCTACAAGGACATCCCTCTGACGACGGATGACTACAACATGTTCATGCGGATCGCTTTCTGCATGGCTTACCAGGGCGAGGTTCGAGGACTTAATCCGGAAGCGTCAAAGCGCTTCATGGAGAAATATCCGGATATGTGGACATGGCTGGACTCGTTCGAGACTTTCTCGATGTTCCAGATCCTTCCGCAGATCCTCGAGCTCTGGGGGCTTAATGCAGAGACACAGGTCAAAGCAAAAAACGCCCACCCCGCACCACCAGAGAGATAAGCGTCGCGCTTTACCTCTTGAGATGCAAGCAGATGGGTCTGACGTTCATCGAGATGGACGACATGACACAGGGTGAAGTGTGGGACATGTTGGCCGAGCTTGCAAATGATCAATACGATTATCCACTGAAAGCCGGACAGGAACAGTTCAATGAATTTGTAAGTGGATGACCGGAGACTGGAGAAGTTTCCGGTCTTTTTGTTTAAGAAAGGAGCGCAAAATGGCAAGCAGAATCAAAGGCATCACGATTGAGATCGACGGCGATGCCACTGGCTTGGAAAAGGCCCTGTCGGGTGTAAATAAAACCATACGGGAAAACCAGGCGGCGCTGAAAGACACCGAGCGGCTGCTGAAGCTCAACCCCGGATCGACTGAACTGCTGACACAGAAACAGTCCTATCTCACGAATGAGATCGACGCCACAAAGGCAAAGCTCGAACAGGAGAAGGCAGCGCTCGCTCAGCTTGAGGCCGGTCCGCAGACAGAAAAAACGCTCGAGCAGCAGAGAGCTCTGAGGCGTGAGATCGAAGAAACGACCCAGAAGCTTAATGGTCTCACCGATGAGTACAAAGAGTTCGGATCCGTTTCGGCCCAGCAGCTCAAAGCAGCGGGCGAAAAGGTGAAAGAAGTCGGCCAAGGCATCACAAACGTCGGAGAAGGTCTGACGAAAAACGTCACCGCTCCGATCGTTGCCCTGGGTGCAGCTTCGACGGCTGCATGGAACGAAGTCGACGCCGGACTCGACATCATAACAACAAAAACAGGAGCGACCGGCGAAGCCCTGGCGGATATGCAGGAACGGGCGAAGAACCTGGCCACATCCATCCCGACAGATTTCGAAACAGCCGGATCCGCGATCGGCGAAGTGAACACCCGCTTCGGATTGACTGGTCAGCAGCTGGAAGATCTCTCCGGGAAGTTCATCAAGTTCGCAAAGCTTAACAACACAGATGTCTCCGCCTCGATCGACACGGTCCAGATGGCCATGGCTGCATTCAACCTTGATGCATCGCACGCCGGGGACATGCTGGACATCCTGAACAAGGCAGGACAAGACACCGGGATCTCGGTCGACAATTTAGCCCAGATCATCGCAACCAACGCCACAGCCCTCCAGGAGATGGGCCTGAGTGCTCAGGACTCCGCGATGTTCATCGCAAACCTGGAAAAGAGCGGCGTCGATACTTCGGCAACCATCACAGGTCTGAAGACAGCGCTGAAGAACGCGACAAAGGAAGGCAAGACCGTCAACGAAGCAATGACAGAAATGCAGGACGCGATGGGTAAAGCGGCAACCAAGACGGAAGCCATGCAGATCGCGACCGAGCTGTTCGGGTCCAAGGCTGGCCCAGCTCTGGGTGCTGCCTGCTATGAAGGCAGACTCTCCCTGGATGCTCTCGGGCTGTCCCTGGACGAGTTCACCGGGAACGTGGAAAACACCTTCGAAGAGACGAAGGATCCGATGGATGACTTTCAGACAACTCTGAACGAGCTGAAGATCGTCGGAGCTGATCTTGTGGAAGCAGCTGCCCCTCTGATCAAAGACTTGGCAGCAATCCTGAAGGAACTCTTCAGCAATCTCAGACAGTGGTGGGAAAGCCTCAGCCCGGCTATGCAGGAGACGATCATCAAGCTGGCGGCTATAACCGCAGCAGTCGGCCCTGTTCTCGTCGTAGTTGGAAAGCTGACGACAGCGATCGGGTCGATCCTCACATACGCCCCGAAGATCGTCAGCGCTTTCGGAATGATCAAGGGCGTCGCTGGTCCTCTGATCGCAGGTGCAAAGGCAGCCCTCACGGGACTCTTCGCCCTGATCCAGGCGCATCCGGTCATCGCGGTGATCACGGCCATCGTCGCTGGCCTCGTCTGGCTTTACAACAACTGCGAGTGGTTCCGTGATGCCGTTCACGCCGTGATCGATGCCGTGATCGGTTTCTTCCAGTCTATGGGCGAAGGAATCGTCACATTCTGTCAGGGCCTCGGCACGTGGTGGGAAAGCGTGAAGACGAACACCGCTGAGACATGGAACAGCGTGACGGAAAACGTCGGAACAGCCTGGAACAATCTCGTCACAGGAGCCGCCGAAAAATTTGAGAGTATCAGATCCACGGTGGCCGAGAAATGGGAAGCGTTGAAGACGTCAACCAGCGAAACGTGGAACAACATCAAGGAAAGCGTGGCCGAGAAGGCCGGTTCGATCTGGCAGACAGTTTCCGACAAGTTCGGCGCGATCTGGAACAAAGCGACGGAGATCTTCAGCGGGATCCACGACACGATCACCCAGAAGATCGGAGACGCGAGAGACTTCATCAAGGGAGCCATCGACAGGATCGCCAGCTTCTTCGCTGGCGCAAAGCTTGAACTCCCACACATCAAGCTTCCGCACTTCTCGATTTCCGGATCCTTTTCACTGAATCCGCCGAGCATCCCCCACATCGGCGTCGAGTGGTACAAAAAGGCATACGATCAGGCCTACCTGTTCAACAGCCCGACAGTCCTCCCGACAGCTGGAGGCATGAAAGGCTTCGGAGACGGAAACGGATCCGAGATTGTGGCCGGGACTGATCTGCTCCGCGGAATGATCCAGGACGGTTTCTCTCAGCTGGCTGGAGCCGGCGGAGACATCATCATCCCGGTGAATATCGGAAACGAGCGGATCGACACGATCGTCGTGAAAGCGACGGACCGGGTGAACTTCCGGTCAGGAGGACGATGATGGAGCCGAAGTGGATCAAGTTCAACGACGAGATTATTCAGAGGCCTGACGCGCAGTCATGGTCTGAGGATTTCGGAATAATCGACAAGCAATACGACACAGAGGCGGGCGGCACGCTCGTCTCTGTTACTCGTTACGGAAAAATGACGGCATCGGCCACGTGGACGGTGTCAGAGGCAAGGAAGAGAGAGTTCGAAACCTGGGCCAAGTCTGGCGCGATCGATGTCCAGATAGCCCACGACATAGACTCAGGAGGCCAGCAGAACACCAGGAAGTGCATCCTGCGGGATCTCAAGTCTTCGATGATCGGCTTCAGTGGTGGGAAGGCTTATTTCACTTTCACGATGACGATCAAAGAACTGTAAACGAAAGGACGGTGCTGCATGTATCAGGTCAGTGACGAATACAAGGACGCTATGAAGGCACCCGTTCAGCGTTTCTCTCTTTCTGGAATGATCGGCAGCGTGGGGTTCGACGAGAACAACATCCTGGCCGACTCGTTCCAAATAACGAACCAGTGCTCAGACAACACGAACGTCCAGATCGGGACGGTGTACGTCGGAGAGCTGAGTGCGACGTTCATCAACACGGACATTCCACGCTACTCATGGAAAGACCGCGAGATTGCCCCCTATTTTGGCCGCTATGCCGCGGACGAATTGAACCCGGAGAAAATCCCGCTCGGAATCTTCCGCGTCTCTGAGGCCCAATGGACGGCCGCTGGCGTGGTCGTCAAGGCCTACGACAACATGGCGAGGCTGGACAAGCCGTGCACTGTTACCAGCGCATCAGGCATGCCCTTCGCACTTGCTACGATGGCGTGCGCAAACTGTGGCGTGAAGCTTGGAACAACAGAGGCGGAGTTCTCCAAGTTCGCGAACGGATCCGAGCAGATGGCCATGTTCACAGAGAACGACATCGAAACTTGGCGAGATTTTGTCAGCTGGCTGGCTCAGGCCGTCGCATGTTTCGTCTATGCCGGCAGAGATGGCCGGATCTACTTCAAGGCGTACAACCAGGAAGTCGTCGATGAGATCAGCGACGAGCACCGCTTCAACGGTGCAGAGTTCTCTGACTTTGAGACACGGTACACCGGACTCAGCTGCGTGAACATAGCAGAAAAGACGACGAGCTACTACGGAATGGAAGAGGACGACGGGCTGACCTACAACCTCGGATCGAATCCGTTCCTCCAGTACGGCGTGAACGCTACACAGGACGCCATGCGTCAGCAGATCCTGAGAGCGATCCAGGCCATCAAGTACGTCCCCTTCAAGGTCAGCATGATCGGCGATCCTGCCTATGATCTCGGGGATGTCTTCCGGTTTCCGGAAGGAATCGGTGACGGTGAAGTTCTCTACTGTATGACGAAGTTCACCTGGAAGTACAACGGCGAATACGTCATGGAAGGCGTCGGCGAGAATCCGGCGCTCATGAATGCGAAATCAAAAACCGACAAAAACATCGACGGGCTGATCAACAGCTCGGACGATGACGGGATGCAGTACACACAGTTCACCAATGTCGACGAGATCGAAGTCGGAGACGGTGAGCACAAACAGGTGATGCTGATCAGGTTCATCTGTCAGAAATCCACACACGTCGCGATCGAGATGCAGTTCAACATGGAGATCTCCACAACTGAGGAAGGATCCTACGAAGACGGCTGGATCAATAACGACGCGGTCGGGACTTTCACCTACTACATCGACGGACAGGAAATCGACACGATCTACCCGAAAGAGACATGGCAGGACGGAGAGCACACCTTTCGGCTCCGCTATGATCTCGGAGCTGCTGAGGCAACCATCCACAACTGGGAGGTCTGGCTCAACATGGCCGGCGGGTCGATGCATGTCGATCCGTACTATCTGAACGTGGTGCTGGAAGGTCAGGGCATCGTTGCCGACGACTTCAACGGCACAATCAGAGCCCAGGACATCGTTCCGAAGCATGACTTCCTCGGAATCCGGAAGAAGATCAGCGACGCGGTCGAGATCCTCGAACACACACCACAGGCAAGGACCGCGGCAGAGTTCCTGAAGCGAAACAACTTCACGAGCATCTTCCGGAAGTTCCACGACACCTTCAGGACCACAGGCGACATCATGGTCTTCCGCCCTGTTACCAACCAGGACAAGATCACAACGACCGCCGAAGTGTCTGACGGGATCTGGATCGGATCCGGAACCATGGTCGGCGGGGACGCTGCATACGTTGAGACTATACCGGTCACAGGGATCACTTCCGTCGTGGCTACTTCCAGCAATGCCGAGTTCATAGTCTCGGCCGACGGCGGTCAGACCTGGGTCGGCCACACAGAATCCGGATGGGTCGAAGGTGCATACATGACCCGGCTGGAAGTCGAAGCCGTAACGGATGCGCAGTGGGCCGAGCTCGGCGATCAGGTGATCGTCCGCGCTTATATCGAGACAGACGCAAGCCTGTCCACGCTTAATTTGTACGGGGCAGCAGTCCCCGAAACGGAGGGATAAAAAATGCTTAAAGGACACGCAAAGCTCCAGCTGTTTGATAAATCCGGGAAGATGATCGAAGAAGTCGAACATGACAACATGATCACCAACGCGCTCGACTATGTCATCCCGGCGCTGATCGCTCAGAACCGGGCGCTCAACGATTATCTGCTGCCGCTGGCTTATAACGCCCTCGGCGGGCTGATGCTTTTCGACAACGAGCTGGAAGAGGATCCAGCGAACATTCACTTCCCGAACAAGAACACCCACCTGGTCGCCTACGGCGGACAGTATTCCGACGCGTCGAACACCCAGCGGGGATCCTTCAATAGTTCGGAATCAGGAGAAACAGACACAGGCTTCACGCTCGTCTGGGACTTCAACACATCTCAGGCAAACGGGACCATCAGATCCTTGGCTCTGACTCATCGCCTGGGCGGAACTTGTCCGTTCCGTTTCATGAGCGAAGACATGAGGCTGATCAGAACCAGAACGACAGACGGCACGAGATACAACATCTGCAGAGATCCGAAGACCCAGCTGGTCTACTGCATCATGGGTGCAAACTCTGGCCAGAACATCGCTCCGCTCCGGTCTTTCTATGCTCCGGCCAACATCTACGGTGTCGCGGATGCTGCGAACAATGCGAAAAAGTACTCGGCTGTCATCAAGAACCTGAGGTACTACGGGATCGTCCACGACTACCAGTACAACGAAGGCAGCAGCTCGAACCCGCGCTGGGTCACGAGGTATCAGAACATCCCGACGGGTGACAGATACCGCGACGGCTATGACGGCTACGCCTATGTTGTATGGAGCCCCGGAAACAGCTCGGGCGATGGTTTCTTCTATCTGAAAAAGATGAAGATCGACGACTTCACATTCGAAGAAGAGGATCAGGTCAAGATCACCCTGGCGAACTGCCAGCTGAGAGGGCCGGGCAATTATGGCGGCGACAACGGATACGGGATGGTCTCCAACGGTTTCGCCTACTTCATGAGCTACGACCGGCACAAGGTTTACAAGGTCGAGCTGGCGAACACTCTGAACGTGGTCGAGATCAATCTGGGGGCAGCCCACACGATCTACGACAACGGCCTCTACATGGTACCGGTGAGAACCGGCGGGATCCGTCTGGTGGCTGCGGAAAACCAGGGTGATGGAAACTACCACGCACACCTCTTCCTGATCTCTCAGGACGGAGCTTACACGATGGACCGCATCGATCGAAACTACGGTTCGTGGTATCAGATGGACAGTGAAGCCGGATCCCAGACGGAGGACCTGCTGAACATGTGCCCCCGGTATAATCTGGAATACATCGCACTTGTGCCGAACTACCTCGGAACTATCTGCAACCTTTCAAACCCGGTCGTCAAAACGGCAGCGGCTTCTCTCAAGGTCATCTACACGCTGACCGATGAAGTCGAAGCAGATCCGGAACCGGAACCAGAACCCGAACCAGATCCTGAAACCACCACGGATGGAGCGTGATCTGAATGAGGCGGATCACCTACAAAGGGAAAAGCAAGGTCATCATCCGGCTGTGTGAGCTGATCAACGACCTCTACGAGAGAACCTTCGGCGATATGACCAAGGCCGTGTACGATCAGAACGACAACGGGGTCGTGGATGATGCGGAGAAGGTCAACGGCCACGAGGTCCACAAGGACGTTCCGGCTGATGCAAAGTTCACCGACACGATCTACGACGACACGCTCATCCGGGATCGCGTCAACTATCTTTTGAACAGTGTGGAACTTCTCATGACCACCCTGTTCGATGCTGAGTACATGTACCTGATCGACTCACAGGGGCACGTGATACTGGATGCCGACGGCTATCCGATTTACACGGCGCGCTTCGTTTCCAAGATGGGAGACCTGGCAACGCTGGCGGCAGAAGTCAAAGAGCTCCAGAGCCGGAAGTATATGTACTGGGCGAACCCAGAAAACACGGAGGAAGAATCAAATGGCTGACGATGTAATTGAAAACGGTCGGCGAATAATCGACCAGGTCAGAACCACAAACATCTCACCGGATGACGCGATCATTGTCGACAGCTCATCCGGCGGAACCCGCCAGATCAGATACTCAGACCTGGCCAACCAGATCAGGTCCACCCTGAACATCGATGACATCGCTCAGAAGGCAAACGGAGCGATGCAAAAGACCACCTACGACGCAGACGGCGATGGCGTGGTGGACAACGCTGCACGAGTAAATGGCAAAACAGTCGAGGAAAGTGTGCCGCCCGGTGCGAAGTTCACCGACACAACCTACTCGGATGTCGTGGCCGGGGGTACTTCTGGTCTGATGGCCGGAGCAGACAAGCAGAAGCTGGACGGGATCGAAGCAGGAGCGACAAAGATCGAAGTCGATGACCAGATGAGCGCCTCAAGCACGAATCCGGTCCAGAACGCTGCGATCTATCGAGCACTGAACGGAAAGCAGGACACGCTCGAGTGGGATCAGTCGCCGACTGCTGACAGCACGAAACCGGTCACCTCTGGCGGGATCAAAACCGCCCTGGACAGCAAACAAGGAAAGCTGACCTTCGACACAACTCCGGCAGCTGGATCCACGAATCCAGTGACATCCGGAGGCATCAAGTCAGCGATCGATGCAGCAGTCAACGCTGAAGCAAGCACGAGAGAACAGCAGACAGCGATCAGGCAGGAGATCGATGGCGGCTGGCTCTATAACTGTTACTACTCAGTGAGCTAAGGAGGAAAAAGATGGCACAAACACTGACAAACAAAGAAAAAGCACTCAACCACGAGGACGGCCTTGCGATCGTCGAAGGACTCGCGAGGATCGCCGACAAGATTGGAACAGACGGCAAGCCATGGCATCATGGCTTCGCCAGGAACAACGCAGACGGCAATCCGGCAACGCGGATCACGCCGCTCTTCGACTCTGTAAACGTCGCCCCGGCGCACATGGATTTCACGAACGGGGCCTTCGTCTATGGCGGCTGGAAGTGGCTGATCGATCTCTTCTACCCTGTCATGTGTAACATGGACGGAACCGAAGCTTATCGACTCAACCGCATGAACCACAAGCTGAAGGAAGACGGAACAGCTTCCGATGCCTTCAACATCGACAGCGACCTGAATGCGATGTCTTGCCTCAGTCAGAGGATCTGGCGCAAGCATTATCAGGTCGGCGATGTTGAGTACTTCGAGTTCTCAAACGCCCGCCTCGATGATGACTTTCACTGCGACGCATTCACCCGAGAGAACGGGACGCTGGCCAGCAAGGCATACTTCCCGATGTTCGCCGGTCAGACTGACAGCCAGGGGCGCCTGAGATCCATCGGCGGGACAACTCTCCAGTGCAACACAACCGCACAGACAGAAGTCACCGCTGCCGAGAAAAACGGCCCACTGTGGTCCATCTGGGATCTTTCTCACAGAACTCTGATCGAAGAGCTCTGCATCCTGATCTCGATGTCTGACAATGTCCAGCTCAGCTTCGGCCAGGGCGAGACATCCGGGTATGTGGCGGACGCTTCGGTCAACTATGGCCACGTACCGACCGGCACGCTCTTCGACAAGGGCGCCTTCTTCGGATATTCAGACACCACTCACGAGGTGAAGGTGTTTTTCATTGAAAAGCCATGGGGAAACAGATGGGACAGAGTCCTCGGCTGCGTTCTCGTGGATGATGTTCTGAAGTGCAAGGCTTCCCGGCCGTACAACCTGACAGGCGAAGGCTACACAGAGCCCGGCATCACTCTTCCGGATAGTGGCTGGCAGAAAGAGACACAGAACACGCGCTTCGGATCATTCCCGAAGACAGTCGGCGGATCTGACTCAACCTACATCTGCGACTACTGGTACAAGAACGCCAGCGGGACGAGAGTCTTGATTGTGGGTGGCGGCTGCTTCAATGGCTCGTTTTGCGGTCGCTACTGGCGCCTGGACAATACGGCTTCGTACGCGAACTGGAACATCGGGGCGTCGCTTATTCTTGAACAACCTGAAGAGGCGTAAGCCTCGACAGGGGGAAAACGGGGGATGTGCCCCCGTTGCAACAAAATCGTTTTAATACTTCGGGACAGCAAACTGACCCAGCGGGCCCTGGTTGCGCTGTCCCCGCTTGTTTTTCATTTCTCTGTCTTGATTGTGGGTGGCAACTGCAACAATGGCTCGAAATGCGGTCGCAACTGGAACCTGAACAATACGGCTTCGAACGCGAACTGGAACATCGGGGCGTCGCTTCCTCTTATCTGATGATCAAATACAACCATCGCCCGTCAGCCCTAGCTGAAAATTACCGAACAGGCGCGGCTTAGTAAGCCACAAGCCCAAAGGCCGCGAGGTGATAAGAATAAAATGAAATGAAATCTTACAATAACCTGTACGACGAAACACTCGACCGCAGCTACATCGAGGACTGCTTTTTCAAAGCTTCCAAAGGCAAGCGGAACCGGAGAGATGTGGCTGACATACTGGATCCGGCACATCTTCCGAAACATGTCGAGAGAGTTCACGACATGATGGAGTCAGAGAGTTTTGTTCCCGGAAATCACGAAATCGCAATCATTAACGAATCATCAAGTCGAAAAACGCGCAGGATCGTCAAACCGAACTACGCATACGAGCAGGTCATCCATCACATGTTTGTCGGACAGTTCGCTCCGGTCGTGATGCATGGCTTCTATGAGTTCAGCTGTGGAAGTATTCCGAAGCGTGGCGTCCACTACGCCAAGCGATACATTGAAAAGTGGATCCACAAACGAGGAAAGCGCCGGTTCTATGTCCTGAAGATGGACATCCGGCACTTCTACGACTCAATCGATCGGGACATCCTGAAGGCGATGCTCCGGAAAGACATCCGCGACGACCGGTTCTACCGGCTCGCGTGCAAAATAATCGACTACGATGGACAAGAACATGGCCGTGGGTTACCCCTCGGCTTTTATTCTTCGCAATGGTTCGCGAATTATTACCTGAAGAAAATGGATCATTTCATCAAGCAGCAACTCGGCGCTGAGAATTATCTCAGATACGTGGATGACATGGTCATCTTCAGCAATAACAAGCGGAAGCTGCACAAAATGAGGGAAGCCATTTCCGTCTACCTCTCCGGGCTTCGCCTGGAACTGAAAGACAACTGGCAAGTGTTTCGCTTCGAAGATGACGAAGGAAAACATGGCCGCGCTCTGGACTTTCTCGGTTTCGTCTTTCACAGGAACCGGACGACGATCCG